CACCTCAACCGCAGCCTATGAATGCTGCGAAAGAGAATCAAATGGCATTGCAGGGAGCGCCATTACAAGCGTTCCCTGACCAAGATCACCAAGCGCACATAGAAACGCATATGGCTGTTATGTCTACGCCTGCTATGGAGTTAAACCCACAAGCGATTATGGCGTTGCAAGGGCATATTCAAGAGCATATTGGCCTGATGGCTGAACAGCAGGCACAGCAAGAGGTTATGTCTCAGATACCGCCAGAGCAAATGCAGATGATGCAGCAACAAGCTCAGATGATGCCACCACAGCCCGGTCAGCCACCTGCTGATCCTATGATGCAAATGAAGCCACAGATAGACTCTCTTGCGGCTGAGAAAATTGCTGAGATGACAGAACAGCTTGCACAGGCCGTAGCACCTCCACCGCAATCTGATCCGCTTGTAGATATTAGAAATCAAGAACTGCAACTGAAGGCAGCAGACATGCAGCGTAAGCAGCAAGAGTTTGACGCCAAGCAGGAAATGGAAAGCGAGAAAGAGCGTAATGATGTTCTAATCGCCCAACAGCGCGTTGATGCTCAAGAAAAAGCAATTGATGAACGTTCTCGCGTAGCTGAAGAGCGCATTCAAACGCAAAGAGACATTGCTGCGCTAAACTCTAAAATGAAGGGAAATTAATATGGGATCAGTAAGAGAAAAAATGGTTGAGCAAATTCGTGCGGCAAAACGTGCTGCTGCAAACATTGTTCAAAAGGCTCCTGTTGTGGAAATGGTAAGAGCGCGTAATGAGGATGGACACTTTGTTAAAGATGACCCAAGCACCCCAGAAAACGAAGCATGGGTTGAAAAATCAGCCGCAAAGCCAAAAGCTAAAAAGAAAGCAGCCGCAAAAGCTCCAGCGAAAAAACGGGGGCGGCCTAGTAAAAAAGTTTAGCAAAATAGCTAGACCCCAGAGATTCCAAGGTATTTTCTGATTTTTTGGTATTAATACTTGTGTTTCCCGTATAATCGCATACTATATGCGGTATGGACGCACTAAATCTTGCAGAATATCTGTTAAAAAACATTCGTGAGCGCGATGTGCGTCTAAAAGACAAGCTCGCGGATGGTTCGATACAAGCTTTTGACGAGTATCGGTACATCGTAGGCGAAATACGCGGAATGTCCTACGTTGAAGAAGAAATTAAAACCGCGATGAAAGGCATAGAGTACGCAGATGACTAGTAAATTAGTTGTGCCAGAATATGTGGCACGGGCGCAAAAGAAGATAAATAAAAACGCAGAAATGCCAAAACCTATAGAAAATGCTTTTGGTAAAGGTGCGGAGAGTAAAAACGAACATGATCCATCTCAGATGGAAAGTTCAGCGATAGAAAGATTACCACAGCCAACAGGCTATCGTGTTCTCATTATCCCCTATTACCCTAGTGAAAAAACAAAAGGTGGCATTATTGTTCCCGATGCAGTTCGTGATCGTGAATCCTTTGCTACTGTAGCGGCTTATGTCGTTAAGCTAGGTCCAGACGCATATAAAGATTCCCAAAAGTTCCCAAATGGTCCTTGGTGTAATGAAAAGGATTGGGTTCTTATAGGAAGATATGCTGGAAATAGGTTCAAAGTGGAAGGTCTTGAGGTAAGAATCATAAATGACGATAATATTATTGCGACGATTCTTGACCCCAAAGACATTTCGTATGTATAAGTGAAGGGAGAACAAGGAAATGTCTATGTCTGAAGATATTCGTGAAAACGAAAAGGTTGAGGAAAATACATCTGTAGAACTTGATGATGAGCAAGATACAGTTGAGGCTTCTTCAGACGACTCCAAAGAAGAAACCCGAACAAATGTTCAAGATAAGTCTTCTGGAGATGAAGAATTAGATAATTATAGTCAATCTGTTCAAAAACGTATTAGAGAATTAACTGCAAAAAGACACGCTGCTGCGGAAGAAGCGCAGGCGGCTGTTCAATATGCTCAAAACATGCAGCAAGAAAACGCTCAAATGAAGCAACGCTTGCAGCAAATGAGTGTTGGCTACAATACTGAAGCAGAAGGTCGATTGAAAGCTCAAGAGTCTCAGGCTAAACGTGCTTTAGCTGAAGCTATGGAGGCAGGCGATTATGAAAAAGTCGCAGATGCTCAAGAAGCCATTTCAAAGATTGCTATAGCTAAAGAGCGTGTGCGCGTTCAAAAAGCTAAAATTGCGAAACAACAGCAGGTTGCAAAGCAGCAAGCACAAGTTGCTCAACAGCAACCACAACAACAGCCACAACAACAGGCGGCTCCACAACAAGCCCCCGATCCAAAATTGCAGAGTTGGTTGGGTAAGAATGAGTGGTTTGGTCAAGATCGACTAATGACTCGCGCTGCACAAGCAATTCATGAACAATTAGTATTAGAGGAAGGTTTTGACCCTACCAGTGATGATTATTACAAAGAAATCGACACTCGTATGCGTACAGAAATGCCTCAAAAGTTTAAGGAGAAACGGTCCAACGCTCAGACTGTTGCTCCCGCGTCTGGAAACGGACGGTCAGTAAAATCAGGGCGGAAAAAATCGGTGGAATTAACGCCGGGTCAAGTGGCGTTTGCCAAAAAAATGCGTATCCCATTAGATAGATATGCAAAAGAAGTTGCTCGTTTAGAGCAAAGACAGGAGTAATTGATATGGCTAATAGGACATCACGCGAAGTAGAATCGCGGGAGCGCACAGAGCGCGTAACAGAATGGCGTCCCGGTTCAGCCTTGGATGCCCCTGAACCCCCCATCGGATATGTTCATCGTTGGATTCGTGAATCTGTGATGGAATTTGATGACAAAACAAACGTTCATAAGAAACGGCAAGAAGGTTGGGACCTCGTTCGCGCAGAGGATTACCCAGATTGGATCGGACCTGTAGTAGACGAAGGGCGTAACGCTGGTGTCATTGGCAACGGCGGACTTGTTCTCGCACGAATGCCCGTCGAATTGGTTCAGCAGCGGAAAGATCACTATAAAGGTGTAACTAAAAATCAAATGGATGCAGTGGATAATGATTGGATGCAAGAAAACAATCCAATTATGCCGAAACTTGCTCCGCAACGTAAATCTTCTGTCTCATTCGGCTCTGGTCGAAAGGGCGGATAATCTGAAGGAAACTAAAAATGGCTAATCAAGACGCCTCTTTTGGTCTTCGTCCAGTTCGTACAAGTATTAGCTCGCAGCAGCAAAACCGCTACCGCATTGCTTCAGGCTACAGTACCGCTATCTTCCAAGGCGACCTAGTTGCTATGGTAACAGGTGGTGGCATTGAGCGTGTCGCAGCAGGTGGATCAGGGTTTATCCTTGGTGTGTTTAATGGCTGCTTCTATACTGATCCAACAACTGGCAAGCCCACTTTCGCTAATAGCTACCCCGGTAGCATTGCCGCATCTGACATCATGGCTAACGTCATTGATGATCCGGGTGCAACATTCGAAGTTCAAGCTGATGACACTTTTCCAGTGGCTGATTTGGCTGGTAACTTCGACATTGTTGATCAATCTCCTGTAGGTGATACCACATCTGGTACATCTCGCGTGGAGCTTGATGTGACTACTGGTGCAACAACTGCAACATTGCCGTTGAAAGCCATAGACATTTCTCAAGACCCTG